CATATGGTACCAAAAGTATTTTTAACCCCTACGGCCGTGTAAATCAAGCATATATATACATACATTAGGATCCCTATCTAGATTTAGGGGGGGATGGCGGTCTAAAAAATTTCATTTTTTGGTGTGCCGTTGGGACCACTATTAGATTAATGAACCACGCGCCACGAACCACGCGCCACGCATAAAAAAACCTGGCCAGGAAAATCCTGGCCAGGTCAAGGGAGTACTAAACTTGTATTGATTAACTAAAGTTAAACTCTAGCTGTTGAGATTTTTTTGGTTCTGGTTCTGGCTTTATGCCGTCTGTTCTTTTATACCTACAAACAATTACACTTGGTTTAAATTCAACAGTATCGCCGAACTCAACATTGTCCCATTGTGCCAAAAATTCCTCAATGCATTTAGCAATATATATCAAGTTCATTTTGGGCTTTTCTTGACGACTAGCATAATGGTCAATTTGATCTTTAATTAATTCATAAAGATCAAAGCCGTGTTTATAACCCAACTTTATGCCGTCTATTCTTATCGTTCTTTTTTTCATATTGTCCCTTTTTAGTTGTTTAATTTATTTTCAATAATTTGAAAATATTCACTTGATTAGCATTTTTAAAAATGCTAGTCAAGGAGTATGGAGGACATTTATGGATAATAAATATAATGGTTGGTCTAACTACGAAACTTGGAACTTTAAGTTGTGGTTAGACAATGACGAAAAAACCCATAAATTTGTAATCAATAAGATTAAAGAGATTAGATCAAAATTTAGTAATGACGATTGGAAAGACTTTGTTATTACTAGAGAGAAGGCTTATAGGTTAGCGTCTGATTTTTTAAGGTCTTATATTGAGGACAATGCGCCAGAATTAGAAATATCAAAAAATGGGTATTATAGTGATATTTTAAATGCTGGTCTAAGGGTTATTAATACTTATGAAATAGCGCAAAGCTATTTTGAGGATCTTGAACTTGATAAATGGTGGTTAAGATCCGCTTAAAAGTTTCATGAGCCGTGAGCATTGGTTCACGGCTCATCATCCGTAGGTTATAGATCTTAAAACCTACGGATATTATTACGGGGTCTGGTGTACTGTACGAGCTAGACGGCTGAAGACCAGACCCCGTAATAATTAGAGGGTCTATAAGAGTTGAAATGCTTTGTAGGATGTGCACAACAAAGCACTACTTATAGACCCTCTAATTATTAGGAATTTTATTTTTATTTTATTTTTCAAGGCACAAGCTAGAATTTTCATTTAATAACGCACAAGCGGTCAATAATCCATGAACAACGGACAAGCGCAAGCGGTTCAAAAAGTTTTGAACGTGGTTCACGGCTCACGGGTTTTTGCAAGTGTCACGCGCTAGACACGCGGTCAAAATTAAGAAAAATTATATTTTATGCTGATTTTTTATTCCGTGACAAGGGGGGTATTAAAGGCAATCTTGACAATATCTTTTATCAAAATTAGACCTATAATCACCTCGTATATACTCACCACAGCAACGGCAATTAGAAAAATAATCAGTTTTTTTGCTGTTATCTTTTTTCTTACGGGGTTTTTTTAGTTCTTTTTTAGGTTGAATATTAGATAGCATATTAAATAACCGCCTATTATTAGTGTTAAGTCAATTATCATTTTGGAAATTCTATTATATTAAATGATCTATTGAATATAAAACTGAATTCAATTAATTTTTTGTCTTTATGCTCAAGCCCCTTGTCTATAATTTTGGTTTTATAGCAATCTTGACAAACACTTATAGTCTCAAATTTAATTAAATTATTGTCTTTATTGCAATTGTAACATTTAGTCATATTATAATTTGTCATATTTGTTTTTTAATTCTTGATATTCTTTATGTTTATTATCTTTTAGAATATTTAAACCGTGTTCTATTTGATCTGTTAAATCATACAACCAACCTTGAGTAATATCTAAATTTTTTTGTTTTATTTCTGTAAGAATATTAATCATTACATCACAAGAAATACACACATAATTTTTATTATTCATATTATAATTTATCCCTCATTTTTTGGGCAACATATTCAACAACCAACCAACTTAAAACAGATTTAAAACTGTCGTGATCCTCAATATATTGTGTGTCACCATCATATTTTAAAAAATCTATTAACCCGCCTTTATTATTTATTATTTTCCAAATTTCTTTTTTATTTCTGTCATAAAAAGATTGTGGGTTTTTTAAACTACTACGATCAAAAAAATCAGTTCCATTGTTATTTGCGATCCAATCAATAGTAATAGTTTTATTCAGTTCTTTTAGTATTTCTTTTTTAATTGTCATATTATAATTTATCTAAATCAGGATCAGGAAATTTGTCATTGTTTTTAATATCTTGCTTAACTTTATTAATTGACCCCTCTATTAATGTTTTAACTTTAATATAGCTTGTAAAATCTATATTGTTTTTCATAGTGTTTATTTCTGTTAATAAGTCTCTTAATGCGAATAACTTACCATACCGCCTAGCTGAACTTGAACTATCTTGAATATTTTTAACAGCATCTAAAAATAAATCTGTCATTATGTCCTCACTTTCATTTGTTTATGTCTTTATATATGGGACAATAAACCATTGTCCCATATATTGTCAAGTGTTAATTATATCTTTTATTCTCTAGTCTAAGTTGTTTTGACTTATCCCAGATAATATTTATTCCAGATAAAATTTGCTCTAATTGAGATTGCAATTGTTCTGGAACTCCGCACTCCCAGATTTTATGCTTAGAGGCTTTTTTGTATAGTTTAAGTTCTTTTAACTTTTTACCCTCTTTCATATTTTCAACTTTTTGTTGAGCAATGAATTCAGCAAACTCTCTAAGTTGATCTCGACAATCTTCTGGTGTTATTCCACGTCCATAATTATCACTTCTGTAATAATTATCTCGATCATTTTTATCTTTAAACTTATAATTTAATTTTTGTTTTAAATTATTGTCTTTTATTTTACCGAAAAATGTCACCGCTTGGCGCTGAGCAACCTCTAATTGTTCAACCGCTTTTTGTAGGTTGTCAATAACCTTGTCAGCTTTTATCTTTTTGGCTAAATATGTCATAGCAATCTCTGTTTGTTCAGTTAAAACAGATTTTAACTCCAACTCCGCCATTTTTATTATAGGGTCTATTTCCTCGTCAACCCTTTGTTCCAACTTTGTTATTTGATACTTAGTCGGATATGTCGCTTTGCTCATTATGTCCTCACTTTCATTTATTGTTTATGTCTTTATATTTTTTTTATATCACTATTGACAATAGTGTCAATAGGGATTATATAGGATATTGACAATTAATTGTTTAATTTATTGTCCTTAAATATGGGTCTGTTGTGTTTCGAAGCTGTACGGCTTTCACCAGATACAATAGACCCTAACAAAAATGAAAGTATGACAGAAAAAAATTATTATATAGGATTATCTGATATATCATTTTATTTAACAGATGATGACGGCAACATAAAAACAGATAAAAACGGAAATGAAATAACTTACAGATTAAAAGACGGAATAAGATATAAGCCATTAGAATATATAACAGAGGGTATAGAATTAGATATGTTAGAAAAAATATGAAATTATATAAATCTAAAAAGTTATTAAATATAGATAACAATGCAAAAACAATAAAGGGTCAAAAATACAAATATATGACCGCAATTCTATATCTAGCACCGCAACGGACAAGCGGTTTTAATGTCTGTCCCCTTGCTAGTAAAGGTTGTATGGCAAGTTGTTTAAATACGGCGGGGCGGGGTCAAATGGATTCAGTTCAACAAGGTCGTATTAATAAAACAAAATGGTATTTTTTAGAACGTGACAGCTTTTTAAATCAGTTAAGAATAGAAATTAAAAGACATATTTTAAGATGTAAAAAAAACGGGTTCAAGCCCGCTATACGTTTAAATGGCACTAGTGATATAGACTGGAATATTCACGGCTTATATAATGAATTTCCGAAAGTTAAATTTTATGATTATACCAAAATATACAAGCGAGCATTAAAGTATGTAAAAAAAGAATATCCGAAAAATTATCATTTAACTTATAGTTTAAATGAGGATAACAAGGCGCAAGCGCTTGACATATTAAAACGTGGCGGAAATATAAGCGCCGTTTTTAGATCAAAAAAGCTACCAAAAAGATTTTTAAATTATAAAGTTTTTAACGGTGATAAATCTGATTTACGTTTTAATGATCCAAAAAATGTCATTGTTGGTCTTTATGCTAAAGGTAGAGCATTAAAAGACAATACGGGATTTGTGCAAGATGTTTAATTTTGTGCGAATAGAGGTCGATTTGTGAGCGTGTACGCCTCTATAAAGAGTGACGCCACCAACAGGCGCAAGCGCAAGCGGGCGTCTGTTGTAAAACTAACAAGCGAGCGAGCAGAAAGGATAATATGAAAAAACATAAAATAACTGATTGGACAATTACCGCAATTGTAGAACGACCAAACGGCACTTGGTACGATCATACCATTACTGATTTTCCAGAACATATTGGAATTACAATAAATGAATGGTTACAAGATTATAAAACAACGGAAGAGGCAGCTGATGACACAACGCGATGACGGACACGACTATCGAGATAGTAAGAACAAGGCGCAGGCGTATGAACGTAAGCAAAAGTATGAGGCAATAATTGATATGGTTATAAGGTGGTTAGATTCTAATATAAATGACCCACCAATGGGATCAATTGGTATAGCTACTGATAGCGCAGACTTAAAACAAAAAATAGAATTAGCATTAGATCCAAACACAACCAAAAAACAAATAGAGGACGGGGACTTATGAAAAAAAATGAAGTGACTATTGTCTGGGGTACAGAGGCAGTTAGAAGAATAGAAAAACCTATTAAAGGTTATACTAAAATAAAATATAAATTTAATACCGAGAGTGAATTAGACGCTTTTATAAAAGGTGTTGATGAGGGCAACGGGTGGTTAGAGTATGAGGTGCAAGATGAACTTTAACACGGGTAAAAACAAAAAAACATTAAGTAAGACATTGGACATATTTGATAAGTTTTTAGATGATATAACAACATCAAAAATATCTAATAAGGATTATAATATAATACATAAAATCTTTAATAAGTATTTAAAGATGGAGGAAAGTGAAAAATAAAACTACAAGAATGAAAATAGTGTATATAGAAAAATATAAAAATCACAGAATAGAAGTGTACGAGCAAAAGCCAAATGTAAAAATACCTATTACAGATGAGGACTTTGAAAAACATTTTAACAGATCAGATTTAAATGAAGTTTTAGGAACTCACGCATATAGTGTTTTTGATAAAAACAATAAAATTATATGGAGTGACTATTGCGATATGTGGGATACTGAGGCGTGTATTGACAATGCCTGTCAAGATGTAGATAGTTTAGGTTAAAGTTTAGACAAATACTTCACACAATCTTCAAGCGAATCAACAATAGGATCAAGCGATGACAACGAAGAATCTACAAGCGCAAGCGTTTGCTTGCCTTCAAACAATAGGTGTTTACCCTTCCACTCCACAAGCACGAAAGAGTTTTTAGGATGTAGGATATGAAATGAAATTTGATGAGGGGACAGGCGAGCTTTGTTGCCACTTGCAACTTTAAGTTCTACTGTGAAAAAGGTGCTATTAATATTATAGCCCAATAAATCAGGAGTCCCAAATAGGCT